CGCGCTTTTCGTAATTACGGACATAGTCCAACCTTTAAGCATACAACTTAGAGAAGCTATGGCTACTTCCCCATGATGACCCTCTACGAATACGTAGAGCTAGCTCTCCACAATTTAAATTTCTTTCGAAATCTATATCGTGGCCTAGTACGGCGTTCCAGATAGCCCTTAGGACTAGTATAAAAGGTGTTACCACCTCTTAGATAGTTCCATAAGTAAAATTCCGGGTAAAGATACTCATATGACTCATCACGTTCGCTTGATAAAACAAAAGCTAACGGTAAGATATAGTCACCATGGATATCTGCCTGAAATTCGGCTGTCAAGAATCCAACATCTGATTCCAAGCACTGAGGCTGATAAGGGATTTTACCGTTCATACGAAGAAATTTCATACGAAGCAATAAAAGCTCATCGTTTACGAGCTCAAAATCATCAGTGCGTAAAGCCCATCTGTATAATCTATTATGCATAGCAATAAGCTCGAAAGACATTAAGTCTTTGCGCTTAGAGTATACCACAGCCTTTTGATAGGCGGGTGTGCATAATTCCCCGTTAAAATAATGTCGACCGCATGACTCGAAGAAGTTACCTTTACGGTAAGTTTTCTTTTCGTTAATGAGGAAACCACAGTATTTTAGGGCGGCACATATTTCGTCAACATCTGTCTGTCTACATATAATATCGTCACCAAAGGTGGCGTTAAAATGCGTATCAGAACCAATGATTTCAGAAACTGTGTCAATTATACATCGGAATACGATGGACTCGAGTTCAAAGATATAACCATTACCCATGCTAGCGTGCTGAGATAAGTGTTTCCACTTACCATCTATCGCTATCATATTAGATCTAAGCTCATCAAGATGATTTGCCCAATCTAAGGGGGTGATGTATCGAATGAACTCACTAGCAATCGTACTACTGGCGTTTTCTAAGTCAACAGTCGATAACCGATAATCTTCGCATATTGATGCGAGATATCTGTTAATACTCGTCTGTGTATCTAGATCACACCCGTAGACATATCGGAATCGTTTGCGTAACCAACGGCCTACACCTTTTTGTAAAAAGGCATTACCCGTAGGTTCACAAGCGATAGATCGATTGATACGATTTGTTTTAGCTACTTCTGCATACCTAGACCCTCTGACAATTATCAAATTGTCACACGGTCCTATAACTTTTTCAAGTATAGGCCGGGCAGTCGAGGTTACAGCGAGATCTTTATATACCCTCTCACCGATAGGCACTGTACCTTTGCAGGTACTGGTGGCACCGGTAGACCAATCGCACAATTGAGCATACTTCAGATTTCCGTCATCTCCGTAAGGAGAAGGACCCAAAATAGTACCTATTTTTCCACGTAACTTCATAAAGAATTTACGCGCCAATGTTGGTAAGTATTGGGGTTGGGCCATGTTTTCAAACCTTAAATTAGTAAGAAAACACTGGTGCTCTGAAGCGTACCATTGCTCAACAGTCTTAGCATGAAGTAAATTCACATCAGAACCTAGAGCTGACTTCTTTAAGAAGTTAGCGACTAGATAATGTCGTGAAAACTCTTGCTTAGATAGTGTAAAATGGTCTGGTCGTGACGGAAAATCATAATTGCGATAAGTATCACATATATGATCGTCACTAGAGGTTTCAGACGAAATCTGAAATATGCGCTTACATAACCGTGAGAAGATCTGCAGTTCGAGGTTTTGATGGACATCCATACTCGCCTCGTTAAATCACTGAAGAAACGCACGGGTCTCAACGACGCTAACTATGTTAGCATCATTAAGTAAGTTGTAAGACATTTTACGCAGATCCTTACGATTTTGTAAAGAACAACGTTCGCTCAGAATAAATTCATGAACGGACTTTGGTAAATACGCAACCGTAGGGGCAGGGGTGTAACCAGCAGCATTGCTTGATAGAGTTTCCAAAATGGGCTCTGATAAAGTAATGCGAACTCGGGATACACGGGATTTACTTGATTCACCGGCTCTAGGAGCTGCCGGACGAATATCTTCAACAGATATCGTCCAGTAACCAATTTCATTTGATTGAGATTGATCGGAGAATAAGAATCGCCCTTTAGCGTCCTCACCGATGGGTATAAATGTATGATTCACAGGTGTTGCCTGTGCGTCAGCTAACACAATGTTAGTTGCAGTTGCCATGGATATTTTCCAAATGATAGGTTAAAATAACTGCCTTAGTAAGGCAGCGCTGGTTAAAAACTTCTTGAAACCTAACCCGCTTGTCGAAAACGTCAAACGTGTTACCGGTAAAGAAGTTGTTTTAGTACGCGAAAAAGTGGTGCGAGAAGCACGACTCGTTAGCGCGCCAGTGCCGGAGTCCGGTTGGCAATAAGTGCTAGATTTGTTAATGGTGAGACGAGATGTCCCAACAGAACGAATTGCACTTCTGTATACGTAAGCGCTTTCTACAGAACGTAGATAACCGCCTACATCATACACCCAATCAACGACAAAGGAATAAGGGAGTAACTCCCAACCTATCGAGACAGGGTTAAGGCTTGTCCAAGTAGCAACATTCTGAATAGTAGAGTTTGGGCGAACTATCGCTTCAATCCTAACATATTCTTGTTTGTACATACTTGTAGAGCCTGTTACAGGAACATTACCGCCGGTCACAACAAAGTGCTCGGCGACTGATCCAGATGTATAGGCGGAACCGTAACCTACAACTTTAATACCAGGAGAAGACGAATCGAGAAATCGTTTCGACACATCATGGATTGTTGTAAGTGTAGGCATCCACCCGTACCGATATTCCAACCATCGATTAGCTATGTTGCGATCGCTTAATCTCGTCGGTAACTTCTTAAGGAAGTTCTTACGAATATTACGCAAATCACGAACAGCAGAAGACAACATATTCCATGTTGTCCGCCACTCAGCTACATCGATGCTCAAGTCAATATTCCCACGTAACGCATCTCCAACGCTATTAACGGCAGTATTATACGCTTGCGTATAAATATCTTCCGGTAATTCACGTAGTAGAGCAACGTTAGGGGTACCTTGACCAGAGTAGGTAACTAAACCGGGGACTCGTCTATAATAAGACCAAGTAGGAACCTCATACTTCTTCACGTCATACGCGAAAGGAGTAGGAGTGTACTTATCTCCATAATTCATTACTGAGTTAGTGGAGGAAGATACAATTTCCTGATTGATGACCCCTTTAAATGTAACGTTTGTATCCACGGATAGTGGATTATCCCAATTCGTACTGAAGTTGTATGAATAGGACTGCGTTTTATTCTTATTCTTCATATTGTAATATCCTTATATGTATATTATCGAAAACAGGAATATCGTTTTCTCTAACAAAACATAAAAGAGATTCCAATAGAGCCATGTCACTTGGGCGAGTTTCAAAAGAAAGACAATCTGGGCAATAAGCCAAGAGCGCTTCTCTTAAGAAATGTTGCATCAAAGGGACGTTCGGTTCAGCTGAAGAAGAAGAAGACATATATTAGTTACCTGTGGAAAAGAACACTATATAATCCGAAGTGTTTAAACGGAGAGCAGACCCGCTGTGAAGCGGG